CGGGGCTCTCCGAGTTACTGGGTCCTAAACGGCGGCCAGCTGCTCGCCGGCGCGGCGTTCCTCTGCGGCGACGACTGGACCGACCACGACAGCGACGAGCGCCCCGAGGTGTCCTGGCTTCCAGCCGGCCGGACGATCGAGCCCCCGAAGGTCCGAGCCTACCCAGTCACAGCCGATGGCCTGGCGCAGATCCTCCGAGACGCGCGGGAGGAGCAAGGCTACGCCGAACTGGCGGCCGTGGGGTCGATCCCGGCGGAGTGGCCGTCCGATGAGGCGGCTGCGGAGGTTTATGTTCCCGAGGTGGGGGATTTTGCCACCGGACAGGATGGGTTCACCGGGATGATCATCGCGATTGACGGGGACGTGGCCACGATCCGGTTCATCGATGGGCGTGAGGTGCAGGTCACCTTGGAAAGATTGGTGGTGCGCCATGACTGACCTCACCATCGAGCGCGGCCGGGGCGCCACATACGCCAGCGAACGCTGGACCGTGTACGAGCACGGGACCTACCCGCGCGGATCCGTCCTGGCTGGCCAATCCAGCCGCGCATGGCTGGACGATTTCGACACGCTGGAGGAAGCGGTCATCGCCTACCCGGACGCCGTGGTCATCGATGGGTCCACGTACCGGCCGCCGAGCCTGGCACACCTGCCTGACGACGAAGGTTGACCACGCAAAACGATTAGCGCAGCCTCGGGCAACCGGGGCTTTTTTTGTACCATGAAAAGCGAACTACTAGCCGCCCTGATCGCCATTGAATCAGGGGGAAACGACCATGCCCGGGGCCGCCACGGTGAGCTTGGGGCTCTCCAGGTGCGTCCCTGCGTGGTCGCCGACGTGAACCGTATTGCGGGGACGAGCTATCGATGGGCTCAGATGACCAATCGATGGGCCGCCTTGGGGGTGTTCAGAATCTACACCGGGCACTATTGCTCGGCCGCGCGCCTGGGACGCCAGGCGACGAACCAGGACGTGGCCAGGGTATGGCACGGAGGGCCGGACGGATGGAAGCGCCGCAAGACGCTGCCGTACTGGCGGAGAGTCGAAACCAAGATTTCCCAGCGCCAGTAACGCTGGGTCCGAAGGAATGATATGAACGAGAATCAGAATCCGGATGAGGCGCCGTTGGTGCCCCCGGCAGTGAGTCAGGCGGCGTCCCAGTTGGGCAAGCGCGGCCGTGGTCGGCCGAAGACCATCACCGAGTCAGATCGGCAGCGCCGGTCGGAGCAGATGCAGCAGATCAACGAGGCCCGGCGGACGGTGAAGGTCGTCGGGAAGGTCGTTGCCGGCCCTGCGTTTGAGGCTGCGAAACGGATCCAGCCGGTGACGAACCCTGCGCTGGTCCGTCAGATCGAACAGGCGTCGAAGAACCCGCCGCCCTGGCCCGATGATGGGAAGAAGCGGGTCCGCGTGACCGGGAAGGTGGTGGGTCAGTGAGCGAGAAGTCGATCCGGTACAGGATCCAGATCCACATCAACGATGAGGAGGAAGGATTCAGCGTGCAGCCGTTTATCCAGCCGGAGTTGCCCAAGGACGAGTCCGGCGTGGCGCCCACGGCCGCGTTGCTGGCAGCGAAGATGGCGCTGCGGGCGATGGAACACTTCGCGAACCTGGCCAAGGAGCAGCATGAGAAAGGAGGCACGGGTGACCAAAATTGAAATCACCCGGGACCTGGCCGACACCTGCGGCCTGATGGTTCCGCACGCCAAGCAGGTGACTGATCGGTTCTTTGAACTGATGCGGGACACGATCACCAACGGGGAGCGCATCGAGATCCGGAATTTCGGCAGCTGGGAAATCAGCTGGTCGAAGCCGAAGCTCGGGCGGAATCCCAAGAACCCGACGGTGACGTTCCCGGTGCCAGCACGGCCGAGGGTGAAGTTTAAGCCATCGAACGAATGGCAGAACGAACTCTGGAAGAAACAGGGGAAGAAAACCCCTTGAATTGTGGTGCGCGTAACGTAGACTACAACCGCTTGTAGTGTGGTTAACTGTCAACCCCTGGGGCTTAGGTCCCAGGGGTCTTTTCATGCCCACTTCACGCTGACCACTCCAGGCAGCTTACGGACCTCGGACAGAACCTTCGCGCTGTCGCCGGACCAGGTCACCGCCGCGTTCTTTACGTCCACGTCGTGCTTCACCTTGGAGTCTTTGACCGGGTTGCGCTTGACCTCCAGGCGCCGTCCGTTGGACAGCGGCACGATGACCGTGTAGGTGGCGTCACTCGCAGGAGTAGATGGTTTCACAGCGTTTCAGGTTGTCGGGCCAGCCTGGGATCACAGGCGTGAATGATGTATCGATGACCAGGAGCTTGTCCGTCGGCTGGATCGTGAGGTGATTGCAGCGGGTGCGGATGAACGTGAACTCCTTGGCCTGCGAGGGGTGATCCGAGAACCCGTCGTCGAACGGTGCGGCGGTGAACAGGTACTGGCCCAGGAACTCGCCGCCGTTGGTCTTGGCGATTACATCCATGCCGCGCATGTATGTGTATTCGATGCAGCTGAAGCGCCAGCCGTAGCAGTCCCAGCGTTGGGCGTTTTCATGGCACCAGAAGTCGGTGGGATCAGCATCCTTGCTGAACCGGATCGCGTTGGGCGGCAGGCTGCGGTAGATCGCGCCGCATTCGAGCAGGACCGTGCATCCCCAGGTGCGACCCGGGGTGCTGCTCAGACCGAACCAGACGGCGGGGACGAGGGCTCCGGTGGGGTCCTTGCAGATGAATGAGTCCGGGATCCAGACGTACTGGTGCTTGGGGAGTTCGCCGATGTGATGGAACATTGAATGCGATTGTAGGCGTGGTATTTGCGCAGGACTTGGGTGCAGGTGTAGCACGGGTTTGGCTGCTGGCATCCACAGGCGATGCGGGCGGCCAGTTCGTGCATCAGCGATGCCTGTGTGTCCTGACTTTGTGAACCCATGTGGATGAGACGTGATAGGTGTCGGCGAGTTGCTTGTTCGATATCTCCGGCGGCGCCTGACGAACCGACTCCACTACGGAATCGGGGATGTGATAGTTGCGGCGCTTCTTCCAGCCGAGGAGCTTTTTGATGCGGTGTAGTAGGTTCATGGGGGAGTTGGAAATTTGCCCCGCCGCCGCAAACACGACAGCGGCGGGTATTGTCCGGGTCACACGACCCGATCCGACTGGGAATCAGCCGGGGAATCTTCTCGGCAGTGTTTGAATGCCGCTTCGATTGCTTGTCGCAGGATAGGCCATTCGTCTGAGGTTATGGCAATGCGATGCACGGGGCCTGTGTCGTTCTCCTGCTCCAGGACCAGGAACTCGCCGCCGCCTTCGTCTTCGATGCGGATGGTGGTCATCCGGAGTGAGTGTGCTGGCTCGTCGGATGGGCCCACGATCCAGGAGGTGGGGCGGATGGTGTAGGTGGTCATGGCTTGGCCTCCTTGGCTTGACGCCACCTTTCTGCGTCGATTGTCACGCAGGTGTGAGACATCTCATCTCCCGCCTCCTCCAGTCGCTTGATGCGGTCATTGGCCGCGTTGAGTTCGCGTTCGAGTTGGCGGCAGAAGTCGGCATCACAAACCTGATACATTGATTCATGCGGAAAGAATGCTTCGAGATTCGTCCTCGGTGTATCGCTCACGGCTTCCTCCTCTCCAGCATCGCGTCGGCGTATTCGTATGCTGCGTCTGAATACCCATCAAAAGAATCGTAGTTTTTGCTGTTCGCTAGCATCCCCTGCAATGCTGCCGCCGCGAAATAGTCGCGGAGGGTCATGCCTTTTGATTTCAGTGGATCATTCAGCGGAAACGCCGATCCTCCGTCGTTGATTGGTTGTTCGCTCATTTAATTGCCTTTCTCTCCTGAATCGCTTTCCCGTGTGCCAGCACTTCCTCGATGCGTGTCAGTGGGCATCGAATCCTTGCTGCGATCTGACCGTATGACTCTCCCGCCTGGTGCATCTCCCAGGCGCGCAGACATGCGAATTGCTCCATCGGGCTCTTCTTGTGCCGTACATCATCCAGGCGCGGTATCGGCCGGCCATCGACGGAGAACTTCGTGTTGGCTGGATATGACATGAGCCCGCGCTTCACCGCGTTGGCGATGATCTCTGGCGCTTGTGCGAGTAGGTTCATGGCTTGGCATCCCTCACCTTGATCCATCGCGCGGTGGCGACTGGGTTCTCGCAGGTGCGTTTCATCTCGTCACCGGCCTCCTTGAGTAGCTTGATCTTCACCTTCAGTGCAGCCACGTAGGAGGTGAGGTCGTTGATGTTCTGATGCGCAGACTCAAGCGCGTCTGTACATGTCTGCCTGCCAGCATTCACAACCTTCCACGCGGTCGATTCCGCGATGCCGAATTTGGTGGCAAGCTCCTGGTACGAGTACGACGGGTTGTTCCGGTACTCCTTGAGAATGGCGCGCCGAGTTTCCTCGGACACCTTCCATGGCCTATTCTGGGTAGACATCGCCTTTGAGGATCCAGGTTGGGGATTGAATGGTAGCCATCTCGCCGGCGTTGTAGGACGGCCATTGGTCCGTGTCCTCGCAGGCCACGTAGTCGGCGATCCACTTCTTCCAGGTGAGCGACGCCTTGTCGAGCGACTCATCGTCTAGCCGGTACACGGACACCGCATAGGGAGCCTCGGCCTCGACGCAGACCCATGCCCAGTTGCGCGTCTCGCCGGTGAGGTCGCGCCAGAGGTCGCGGTAGTATGCCGCCTGCACGTCGTACCGCAGCTGGCCAATCTGCCGCCGGAAACCGTGCGGACTGCCGTCGCGGACTTTCTTCAGGTCAACCAGGAACGGCACGTTGTCGGGCACGAAGTCCACCAAGCCCTTGCGGTCCACGTCGCCGTGGGGCGCAAACAGACCGACCTGGGACTTGCCCTTCCGCAGCAGGTTGCTGGCAACGGGATGCCGCCAGACGGAACGGACCATGGCCTCGACGGTTTCGATCTCGTCATGCTTGAACACGGTGACGCCGCGCTCGCGCTGCTCGTCTCTCCAGGCGCGCGCTTCCTTGGTGCGGAAGTCATCGAATGGGCTGGTGGTGTACCGGTAGTCGGTAAGCAGGACCTTGTGATCCAGCAGGCTGCCGATGTTCATGTCCTCGGTGGACTCGCGCTCTTCGGAGAACCCTGCCAGCACGTGAGCCGGCGAGCGCCCGAATGCCTTGAGCATCGAGACGTTGATACCTGGGTGGTTCCGGTAGAACCCCATGTCGCACGGGTGATTGATGGGCATGTTACTTCCCTCCCTTCGCGATCTGGCGGGCGATGCCACGGCGGTTACGGATGATCCAGGTGCTGATCTCCTCGGGCAGGTCAGCAGTCGTGGCGAACTGCTCGGGCTTCTCCCACCATCCGAGTTCGCCGGCGATCTCTTGCAGGCGCTGGTAGGTGATTCCGATCGCGGCGAGGGTGCCTTCGACGGTCTCGGGCGCGGGAGCTTCGGCGGCCACGGCGGGCTCAACCACGGGCTCAACGACCACGGCAGCTGGTTCAGGTTCGGGTGCAGGCGCCGGCACGGGCTCCGGAGCGGGTGCAGGCTCGGCCTTCTTGCGGCGCGTGGGGCTCGGGCTCGGCGTGACATCGACAACGGCAGGCTTGGCTGGCACGGCCTCGGCTTCGACGTCCACAACCTCGTCGCTGGTCTTCATGCCGAGTGAAAGCTCGGGCGCGTAGGCCCGGGTCCAGAACGTCGCGGCGCGGTACTGCAGCATCTGCTCCGGCATGGTCTTCCACTTCGATCCATTCTTGCCGTACCAGCCTTCGCTCTTGGCCATGCCGATCGTCACCAGGGCGCCGACCAGTTCCTGATTGGTCTCCTTCTCGACGGCATGAGCGCGGCAGCCCCACTCGTCCGTGCCTTCCTTGCCCTGCCAGCGGAACCGCATGGGCGTGAATCGACCGCAGGAGTTGACGGTCGCGATCAGGAACGCGGCAGACCATGTCGGCTTGCCGTGGATGGGCACCATCGACTGCATCACGGCCATGACGGACGCTCCGATGCGCTGGCTGAGTTCCAGCGCGATGATGCAGTTGCCGAGGTTCGCGTCGCCCCGGTAGGACTCGGGAACGAGGGTGGAGGAACAAAGCGCCTTCGCCATCCGCTGAACGGAAACGAAGGAGGCTTCGGATGCGAAGGCCGAGAGGGCCTGGGTCTGCTGAGGTTGCTGTGTTTGTAGTGCGAGGTTGCTCATACGGTGGCAACTGTACGCCGCCGTATGTCTACGTCAAGCACTACTATCTTGCTCCGACAGCCCTTTTTGCTTTCGCGTTAGCGATGTCCTCGATGCGATCCAACCTGCGCTTTGTGGCGGTTGCCGGATCCAGCTGCGAGATTCGCGTCTTGAGTTCCATGGCGCGGACCTCCTGCATCTTGGTGAGTTCTTCGGGCGTGGCCTGACGCTGCACGCGGCCGAACTGGAAGAACTTGTTGTTCTGTGGCGTTGCCGGGGTCCAGCCGGTGGCGTCGAGTACCTGGTAGGCGCGGTCTGATTCAGTGCCTCCGGCGATTGCCGTGCCGCCGGTGAGGATGGATATGATTCGTTCCTGCGCCCTCGGGGTGCCAACCGGATCGCCAAGGAAGTTGCGATCAACCTTGCCGGACCACGGCGTTGGCGCCAGGAGGTTGATGAACGTCTGCTCCTTCGGATCGAACTGGGCACCTGAGAGCGCGGCGGTCTCTCGCATTAACGGGCCAAACGGGATCATGGGGCTGACGGCGCCGGCAACCATCTTGTTCATGTCGAGCGCCTGCCGGTACGTAGCCGAACCGATCAGGCCGGATGCCGTGCGCCCCTGGAGCATCGCGGAGTAAGTTCCGTATGCAGCTGCCCAGAGCATGTCCTTGGCAGTAAGCTCACGGGGCTCGAAGGCCAGGCCCTTCTTCTTGGCTGCCGCCGCTGCCTTTTGGTTGAGCCGATTGCGTTTCCACACCTGGTACTGCAACTCACCGATACCAGCCAGAACCGGTCGAACCACCTGAAGCGGGCCGGTGTTGAGCGAGACTCGGAGGAATCGTCCGCCGCCTATGTCGAGTTCCATGGTGTTCGGACGATGACCCTCGCGCTCCAGAAGGTCTTGCTCTTCCTTGTCATCAGGCCACCTGGTGAACACCCGAAGCGCGCCCGACAGAACCAGCGCAGCAAACGCCCCAGACAGCGCCAACCCGGTCGCCGCCTCGATCTTGCGCTGTGTCCGATCCTGAGAGGTCTTGTACCAGGCGGACCCCTTGAACGCATCGGGAACGAATCCGCCGCCGGCGAACGTGAGCGACCGGTTGATGCCGATCGCGATGGCGTTCGAGAATCTGCTGACCGGGGTAGGGATACCCATCTTCTCAAGGCCTCCGCCTAGGGTCTTCATTCCCTTGCCAACGATGCCGCCGACACCGCCTTCCTCCTGGACGTTCCATCCGATGGTGGCCCGCAGGCGCTCAGTCAGCCCCCGAAGGTCGTCAACCGCCAGACCGGCTGCCTGGGCCCGCTGGTACTGGCGAGCTCGCACGACGTTCCATGCGGCAGCGGCTCGGTCCTTCTCGGGCACCTGGAAATTGTCCCCAACGATCGCCTGCGCCATCGCGTACTCGGCAGCCGCGTCGCCCATGATCTCGCGGGCCTTGCGCTTGGCCGCCTCCTGCGACAGGCCTTGCAACCGGAACTGCCCTTCAGCCCATGCGCCGATCTCCTGCTGCTCCGCCAGGATTCCCTGGAAAGCGTCGAGCGCAGAAGCGAACCGAAACGATAGGCCCAACAATCCTATCAACCGGAACACGAACGCAGCCGGATAGTTCTTCTGCTTCATGTACTCGTCCGCCTGCGCATTGATGCGGTCGATGGCCCTGATACCGCTCTGGATGCCGGCGATCGTGTCACGTTCACCGCGCCCCTTGGCGGCCTGCTTCATCGCGCCCAGCGCCATTCCGAGTGCGTCGAAGCGGGCCTTGTAGGCGCTTTGCAGTGCATCTGCCGAATCCTTCCAGAGCCTAGTCTGGCGGTTCAGCGATCGATCGACACGGTACCGCTCGGCCGCCGCCGCGATCGCCCGGGTCGGCGTGTAGTAGAACATCTGCGTGGCCGTATCGATCAGCTGCTTGGTGATGAACCCGGCCTTGAACAAGAGGTTGGCTGAAATCACCTCGTTGATCGCCTTGGCTCGGTTCACCTTGTTGCCACGGATCGGCATGGTCATCGAGGCCCAGCGCCGCTGGATCTCGCGCATGATCTCGGCCCGCTGGCCCTGATTGGCCGCCTGCTTGATATCGTCGGTGATGCCCCTCTGCTTCTCCTCCGCAGTTGCAGTGCTGAGCTCCTGCTCCAGGCGGGCCAGGTCTCGCAGGCGTGATACCTCGGCCTCGGTAGGCACGCGCCATCCAGCGGACTTGGCAATGTTTTGCAGCAGCACGGCTGAGTCCATGCCGCCCGCGTTGACGAACTGCTCAATCTTCTTCCAGAGCGGAGTGCCCGGCCCGATCAGTTCAGCCTCCTTCGGCGTGAGCTTCTCGACGGCCTGCTTCAGGGCCTTCACCCTCGCCTGCTCAAACTTCAGCTGGAACGCCTTGGCCAGCGCAGCACCTGTCTTGTCGGCCAGCGCCTGGTCGATCGCCAGTTCGCTCAAGATCGCATTCGAGAACGCCTTGGCCAACTGTGCCTGGGTGCCCTGCGGGGTTTGCAGGACGCGCTTCACCAGGTCGCCGATCTTGGGGACGAGCTTCTGAAACGCTGGATTCCTCGCAACGGTCTCGGCAATGCGCTGGTCCAGCAGTCCGGCGCGGATTCCACCGGTCAATCGCTCGATCGCCTTGGCGCGTTCAGCCTGACGCTGGGCATCGGTCTTGGGCAACGCGGGCTCGAAGCTCACGTCCTTGGCGCCCACGATCTGACTCACGACGGAGCTCTCGGCTTCCATCATGCGTTCCGTCAGGTGCGTCCACACGGCGCCCTGCATCCACTCGTCGGTCAGGTTCTCCGAGGTGATGACTTGGTTGAGCTTCTGGGTAAGGAACCGGAGCTTCTCCTCGCGGGTCCGGGTCGCCATGCCGAGGAACTCATTGGCGTCGATGTATCGATTGGCGACGCGCTTCAGCAGGTCGCGGGTCTTCTGGCTCTTGTAACGCGGATCTTCGGTGATGCCTGCGTTGATCAGTCGCTTCAATCGATCGCTCGCGGTTACCGGTGCGACTCTGGCCTTCGTGTCCAGGAAGTTGTTCAGCACCCGCTGGCGTGCCAGCTGTATCTGAGATCCCACGTTGGCCGTGATCATCTGCATCACGCGAGCACGCGCCTCCGGGGTGGCATTGCTGCCAACCAGGATGTTGCTGATCGCGTTCAGCTGCTCACCGATCACCCGGCTCATCTCAGCGTTTGGCGACTGGACCAGTCGAGCAAGGTCGATCTTCGGGGGCGCCGGAGGGGCGGCCCTCTTCTCCCCGAAACGCACGCCCTTGAACCGGCCGCGAATGACATCCTGCGCCAGCTTGAGCGTGGTCGGCGAGTAGTTCAGGAACCCATCGCGAATCGTCCGCCAGTGTTGATACTGTGGAAGATCCAGGCCTTCCTCGATCGCGTCCGCATCCGGGCTTTCGCCAGCCGCCATTGCCTCCTGGTACTGCGCAAGGAGGTTCTCATCCTGGGCAGCCTTGGCCATCATCACTCGCCAGCCAGCGTTGAACTCGGCCTGGCTGACGGCGTCTTCAGTGGCGCGCTGGATCTTTGCCTGAGTCTCAGGCTTGGTCATCAACGCCAGGCGCTGATCCGATGTCAGCCTTCGATTCGCCGGCTTGGGCGGTTCCTGGACTCCAAGCGCAAGCGCGTTCTCAATGATCTGATCGATGGCCTCATCTTCGATGGCCCGCTTGTTCTTCTGCGCCTGGGTGGTCGGCGCCTTCTGCTTCAGTCTTCCTTGCACCGCCCGATAGACCCGGCTTCCGGTTTCCGCGAGCGCCATGATTCCGAGACGGTCGATCATTGGAGCGAGCTCGGGATTGCTGACGGTGATCTTGTTGATCTCTTCGTCGGACAAAATGTTCCGGAACCTCGTCAGGATCTTCTCCAGCACGGTGGTAATCTCCTGGCCGTTGAGCGTATCGAAGTAGAATGACGTGAGGTAGCCGGGCACATTGCGGGCAAACGCAACGAACTCTTGAACGCCAAGGTTCAGCGACTGGAGCGCCGAGCCGAACGCAGATGCCTCGGATTGGCCAGTGATGTACATCTGCGACCGGGTCTCAGGAGTGAACGCCGTCGAGACAGAGAAGTGGTTTCGCAGCGAGTTGATCAGCGCGAAGAGCGTCTCCTGGCGCCCGGCGGCGCGCGCCTGCTGGATCTTCTTTTTGGCGACCTCAAGCAGTCGGCGGCCAGCCTCCTCCTGGTTGACATCGTCGGTGGGCGCAAACAGTCCTGGGCCGACCTGTCGGAACTTCACTCCAGCTTCGTTGAATGCGCTGACCGCAAGCTCGACTCCGGCATCGCGCACCTCCGGGGTCAACGACCTCCGGCCCGCCACGACATCCTCGAACCCGCCACGCTTCGTGGTCACCGGCTCTTCGGGCGTGCTGTAGATCATCCCGAAATCGCTGCTGGTCGATTGCTTGGGGATGTTCTCAACGTCGGCGATCGCCTCGGCCGTCGGATCGGCAGTGACGCCAGACGCCTGGTCCCATGCGTATTGCAGCGCTGGTCCCAGCTTCAGGTTCATGCTCGCCGCCCATTCAGTGGCGCTCTGGACACCAGCGCGGATTGCGGCAGAGGCTAGATCAGCAAGCGCCTTGAGCACCCGGCGCGCGGACTCTTCCGGCGTTGGGCCTTCAGTGATACCGGCCTTCGGGGTGATGGATTCGACGAACTGAGCAACGGCATCAGCGGCGTTCGACGCGGCCTCCCCGAGATCCAGCTGCGTCTGAGCCCTGTCCTGGGCAGCCTTGGCCTCGGCTGCGGCACGTGCGGCTGCGGCGGCTTCGCGTTTCCGGGCTTCCAGGTCAACTTGTTCTTCGCCAACCAGACCACGCATTTCGGACTGCGTACTGGAGATCAAATCACCTTGGTTTTCGCCAGCAGCCAAACGTGGTTTGCGCTCAGCCTGTGTTGGTGCCCCTCCAGGCGCAGCAGGCACACCACCAGGCGTGGCAATGGCGCCGCCACCGCCCTCCGGCGGGCGATCGACAAAGATTGTGTCGTATTCGGACAAACTTTGAACACCAAACCGGTCTCCATCCCTGACCGTGTATTCGCCATCCGCAGTAACCGCCGTCACCTCGAATAGCTCACCCTGCACCGAGAACGTGTCTCCTTTCGCAAGGTCACCGACGGAAATCTGGATAGGCCCATCCGGCTCACCGGCGCGCTGCATCGCTTCTGTCTGCGCGTCAGCGAACTCATCATCCTGGGCCTGCAAGAATGCATTCAGTCCCTTGGCCTCTTCTTCGCCGGCCGCAGCAGCTTCCGCCTCGCGACGCCGTTCCGCCGTATCTCCCTCTCGGCCGCGTGCTGCTTTTTCGATTGCTGCCCAAAACTCAGCAATAGTCATGTCCCCGTATTTTCCGGGGTTTTGCATGGCAAGTTCTTGTAGAAGAACGTCTGGCTGATTGCGACTGGTTGTATTGCGCGACCTGCCTTGATAGATTTTGTTGAAGATCGGCTTCAGCCTCGGCGCGTCATCGTAGAGACTCTTGATTCCAGCCAACCGGCCTTCCTTCTTGGCCTGCGCTTTGGACATGATTCCGCCGAGTTCAATGATGTCATCGAGGATATCGCCGCGAAACGTCCACTCGCGCGCCTTTTTGGTCTTCGGCGCAGCCGGAGGCGCAGGCGCGGCTGGCGGTGTAGGAGCAGCCTCCGGTGCCGCTGGCGGTGCAGGGGCGGCCGGGGGTTCGACTGGTTCTTTCTTGGCCTCGGCAGCAGCCGCCGCTGCCGCATTCGCTTCCGAGAATGATTCATCCTCGAAATTGAAGTTCTTGATGTTGGTTGCGGCAGCCCCTGCCTCGCCCTGAACCAGGGCTCCCATATCTCTCATCCGCCCACCGACGCGGGCCGCGAGCTCACGCTCAAATGGGATATTGTCCGCGAAGAGCCACTGCATCTGAGCGGTTCCCTTGAGGCCGTAGCGCGCCGATCGCAGTGAGACCTGCTCAACCTGGGTCGCGGTCCACGGCAGGTTGACGTTGATCTGGGTTGTGGGGTGATTGCCGGTCTTGTCATGCAACGAAAGGCCGGTGCCACCCTTGGCCATCGTAGCGACGAGCACCATCGGCCTGTTGCCGCGCCAGAGGTCGAGGTTCTTCTGGGCACGCGCATCTGGAACCGAACCCGTGAAGATCGCGACATCGTTTGCCCCGATCTCGCTTTTGATCACGTCTTCCGCAGACGGTATCGAGATCACAGTGGTGCCGAGTCGGTCCATAGTGGCCTCAAGGACGCTGATGATACCGTCCGACAGCAACCCGGGGTAATCCGAACGCCGTGGCGTCTCTCCGCCCATCATCTTGGCGAGAGCCTTGTCGCGCTTGTATTGATCCTGGAGCCGGCGCTGCTCTTCGATGTCGATGCTTCTCTCCGCCTTGGTCTCAACAAAGATGATTGGCCACCGCCCGGCGCTTAAAGCGCGACGCGCCTCGCCGATTGCGTTCCTGATCTTGGACGCTTCCAGCAGGCGCTTCTTGTAGTTGATGATCCACATCTTTTCGGTGCCATCGAGGGAGCTCTTCTGAGCCTCGGCCGCATCCGAGAACGCATTGTAGGTGTTGGTCCATTCCTCATCCCCCTTGATGGCAACCAGGCGCGAATCAACCTGATTGGCGGGCAGCCGCGTCTTCCGGGCTGTGAAGATGCCCTCCTTCCTGAAGAAATTGCGCGCTGCAATCTGATCCTGCTCGTTCGTTTTGGTCGGGAGCCAAACGGTTCTGACGATATTTCCGCTGCTATCCCTGATCGGCGTCGCCCCATAGGCCAGAGCAAACTGCTTGTAATCACCGAACGAATCAAAGATGCCGGTGTTCAGCAGGTAGGCCGTCTGCGTGGGGTTCTCAAACGGTGTAGCAGTCGAAAAAACGGGAAACCCTGTCCGCTGAATCCATTCCTGAGCCTTCTTGGCCTGCTCTGATCCGCTTCCGGTCAAGTTCTTGATTGCGTGAGCCTCATCAAAAATGAGCACGTCAGATTCCTCTGGCGTCAGATCCTTCATCTCGGAATACGTGATGAATCGCACGTCTCCGATGCCGTAATCCTTCAAGTCTTGATTGATCTGTTTGATCAACCCCTTGTTGAGGGTCACGTAGATGATTTTTTTGGCGCCGCGCTTGCGCATTTCGCGGATGCCAGCCCCAAGCACGTAGGTCTTTCCAGTTCCAGGTGCGCTGGAAAGCATGAAGAACGGGCGCTTATTTGAGAACGCTTGCACCATTAGTGCCGCATCCTCGATTTGCTCGTCTCCTACGACTCGCGGAATGCCAAACTTCTCGCCTTGGCGAATCAACTCCTGGGTGTCTACGCCAAGATGGTTGTCAACGCCTCCCTCCAGTCCGCTTCTGTCGGGCCGGTTGTCCGCATCCTCTCTGAGTTTTCGGAGCTCAGCATTACGGGTGTAAGCCGGGCTATTACTTCTTTGTTGGCCAGGAGCTCCTGAATCAGGTCCTGATCGACCGATAAATCTCCCAAGGCCGGCGGCATCGATCGTCCAGGACCGGCTGTCTGTGGAGTACCGGCCACCTTCGGCTTTGATGTCATCCTGCGATTTCCTGGTGTTGCCTGAGAGGTCAATGCTGCCATCCGGGTTGATGGAGGCATTGATGCGGAGCTTTGCGAGGACAGCTTTGTTTTCATTGGTAAGAACGGCTTCTGCTTCAGCTTTTGCCTTGGTTGCAGCTTGTTGGTACTCAGGGAGCGCGGCGACGTAATCACCAACTTGTCTTTGAGGTGAGCCAGGGCGCGCGGACCTGGTGCTCCTTACCAGCCAAAACGCATAATTCGGATCGGCCGTGTAAAGGTCTTTGATCTTGGTGCCAGAGTATTTTCCAAACCCGATCAACCGTTCTCCGATGCCGATTGGGGCGACGGGGGGAGTTGGAGCGGCAGGCTGTTTGTCAGCATTTTGCAGCTTACCAAGAGCCGCTGAAAGTTGCCCAAATACACCGGTGTTACTGTAATTACTAAGAGCTCCTTGTCTTAGGATTAGTTCATTGATCTGCTGTCTTTGTTGAGGAGTGAAATCTTTTGCTAGTTGAACGCCGTAAAAATCCTCTTTGTACTTTTCAACAAACTGCTCAAGCGTCTCGGTAAATGGTCGAGCCTTGTAGAGCTTAATCCATGCATCGAACTTGTTTGCCCAAGATAACTCGTTCGCATCAGCGCCACGTTCATCCGCGTTTCTGCGACGAATAATCCAGTCGCGCAAAACCCCAGTTTTATCACGGATGTTTTCCTGGTGAATTGGGACCTCGGCAGGCGCGGCCGGAGGCGCAACGGTAATCGTCGGTGCACCCGGTGTGATTGTGATTCCAGGTGCCGTTGGAGGCTGAGCACCAGCCTTAGCCGCCTGGGCAGCGCGCCGCTTCTGCTCCAGGCTCGCCCGGATCTCCTCGGCGCTCACGGGAGCGGCAGCGGCGGCGGACGGGGTGATGGTTGGGGTGGTGGGGGTAACGGTTGGAGTGGGCTCTGTTGGCGCCGGAGCAACTCCACCGGGCTTCACCCATCCCGCCTGCTCATCAAACGACCAGCCAGCTTCCTCCAGCTGGCTAACGCGGTCCGCGAGTGACTGAAATCGATCGAACTCGTCCGGAGTCAGTAGATCGTATGCAGACGCTCCTCCTAGGGAGTCAACGGTACGATTGTACTCCTGCGTCTCCTCGATGGTCAGCGGCTGGATTTCCGCTTGGCCTTCGGCTTCGGCCCCTCTGCTTTCGGGAGGCCGCCCTCCTCGATCCACTTTTGGCAGTCCCAACTGCTCTTCGGGTTGCGCTTCTTCTCCGCGAAGCACGCTCTCATCTGTGACTTGTTTTTGAATGGCATCTGGTGTTGTGGTTGCGGTTTCTTCTCCCTCCAACTCCATCGCCGGTAGGACGATTTCGCCTTCAGGAGGTTTTGGTGGTGTAATTCTGAACGGGCCCGAAGGCGCGCCCCCGGAATTGATTCCCGCGAGAGTGGCCGCCGAATTGGGAAGAAGCTCCGCGTTGTTGCCTCCGACTGAAGAGCGCGTAGCCGGGTCGTCGCTCAAAAGGCCAAGAAGACTTCCAGCATCTGGCTCTGTCAGTGGTTGCCCCGAAATTATCCTATTGTTGATTTCGCTAATCTGACGCTCCGAAAGCGGGCCCTCAGCCAATCTCGTATCTCGTAATGCACGAATTTGATCGAGCCGATTCTTCCTCAGCTTGGATCCGATTAGGCTCAGCGGAACGGATGCCAAATATCCAACCGCGCCACCTGCGGTTGAAGCATCCAAAACGCCTGCCGTAAACTCAGCATCTGGATTGTATGCTTTTTCTCCGATGTTAGCGGCTGTCTGCTCAAGCCCTTCTTGAGCGAATTCTCCAGCGGCGGTTTTTGTGCCCTGCTTTGCCAGGAACGCGGCAACCTTCTTCGCGTTTTCGACGGTCTGACCTGCTGCGAGTTTCGGTATCAGTTTCCCGCCACCCTCCGTGATTTGTTTTACGCCTGGAACAACGCCAAGAAGCCGTTCTGTCGCGTACCCAAGTGGCGCATTGATTCCAAATTGAATCGCCTGCTGACTCTTCTTCTCTTCTTGCAGCCGGCTTGCTTCCGCCGTGTTTCCAGCCGCCATCGCCTCGGCAATCTTGTTGTCGTAAAATTTGCCGGCTTTTTCAGCAGCGTCTTCGCCCGCGCTAAGGCCGTAAATAAGCGGTCCCGCGTATGGTATTACAGAGGTTGGCAGCGACCCAAGCCCGGCACCAACCTGCGTCAGGAAGTCTTCTTCCCTCAGCGGGCTGACGGGGAACATTTTTTCTGCTCCTCGCTGAAGAGCTTCTCCGGCCTTGTAGAGTCCCGTTTGTTCCAGCGGCACCTCGGGTGGCTTTTCGACCGGAGTCACGATTTCCGGCCCCATGAACGTGGACTCTGCGCGCTGCCAAACAGGGATTCCGGTTTCAGGGTTTACGTCAGGTGGCTGAAACCAATCACCCAACCGCGCCGACGCTTTTATGGCGCCGCCAATTTGTCTGGCCGGTTCGCGTATTGCTGCCGATCCGGCTGCGCCTAGTGCTCCCTGCTGAGATTTTTCGTAGAAATCCCGCGTCGCATTCAGCATCTCATCTTCGCTGATGTCGTCGGGAAATGTGAGCCTGGCGACGCCTGGGATTTCAACGGTGCGTGGCATAGTCGATGGGGTTAGCGTGCCCAGGACTTAGTTTTGGGATCAAAGAAGAAACCAGGGAGTGTCGTGGTATTTGTTCCAGCTGCCGGTGGACTAGAAAGCGCTTCCTGCTGAGCGTCGTACGCCTGCTTCTCTTCGTTGGTCATCTTGATTGTTGCGATGATATCTCCGTTTTCGTCGCGTTTGTACACCGTATGAGGCCGATCCACTCGCTTAGGCTGCTCCACCTTTGGCTTCTTTGTGTAGAACTTGCCCTGCGGCAACTGAACTTCTTGATAGCCTTCCGGCGTTGGGATTGCAGGCGCGGTTTCAGCGCTAGTTTTCGGAGCAACACCCAGCGGCTGCGGCGCAGTGCCTCCCAAGATGTCAAAAATCGTGGGCTGCGTCGGACCCTGAATCAGGTTTTCGACAGCACTTGGAAGCGGTTTGGCTTCGCCTGCAGGAATTATCCCCTGCGACGCCATCACTCGTTTCAGCGCAATGTCGTTCTCGATGTTCTTCACCAACGCGCCGGCGAGCCCACGCTGGAACGCCTTGCTGCTTCGGACGGTTTCAGGGAGGCCCTCAATCGGTTTTCCAAAGCCCTGAGCGAGACCGGCGGTTTCCGCGTATGCCTCCTGGTCACCCGCTTCTTTCTGGGCCTTGGCTGACTTAACAATGTCGATCGTGCCATCAGCGTTGTACACCGCATTTTCGCCAAACTTGGCCGCAAGCGTGTCTTCTTTGTTTTGCGCAGCCAGCCGCGCTGCCTCGCGGCGCTGATCCACCAGATCCTGGTAATACTGCTGGCGAATCCGAGCCTCTTCCTCGCGTTGTGCAAGTGCCTCCTGGCGCGCCCGGCGCTGCTCTGCCAGCTGCATCCCTTGCAGATATGATGCGCCGATGTTTTCGAGTCCTGAGAATGGGTTAGCCATAGTGCTTAGGTTCCTTGGTGATATCCGGTTGCTTGAATTGGCGAGGACGATCCACCACCTCCGCCGCCTCCCATACCTCTGGCACCAAGCTGGGCGAACCCAAGGTTGGTCAGGCCGGATCCGAGCGATCCGAGTGCCTCACCAACCACACCGGTCGCGGACGGCATTCCTGCCACGCCAAGCAGCGCGCGCTGGGCGGCACCGCGTTCTTGAGACCGGATGTCCGCGATCTGCTGCGGCGTGAACTCATAGCGCGCCAGAGGTGCCATTGGAGTCGTGCCGAGGATGTCGGCGAATTGCCGGGCGCCAAGGCCTGTAAGATCGAGGCTGGTGCGGCCGATATCGCGCGCGACCAGATTCCTTCCAGCCGCCGATCCGGCATAGCCACCCTGGACAGCCTGCGTCGCAGCCTTGCGCTGAACCTGTGCCAGCACGTCAGGAGGAAGCTCTCCGCGAAGAAGCGCCAACGCATTCTGAGAACGCGCCGCCTGAGCCTCCTGGTAACCAGGAATCTGGATTCCAAGCGACTCAAGCAGCTGAGCGCGACTGACGGCATTCCGCTGCGCCTCAAGCTCGCGGGCGCGGGGAGCCATTTGCGCCGACTCCTCCATGATCTTGGCGAGATCAACGCCAGGCATGTTGGCGGCGTCTCGCGCCTGGCGACGTGCTGCGCTGGCAGAAGCGGCGCCCAATCCGGCGCTTAAAATCGTTCCGCCTGCTCCGAGTCCGATGGCTGTTCCTACAAATGACATGCTAGGTATTGGTTGTGCCTCATGTAAGTGAGGTCGTTTGAAAGCTCTTCGTGATCGGTCTTGTTCTCTGGGTTCGGATGAACCGTTGTCCAGACGGTATCTTCGTGAATCAAAATTGCGCGTCGGGTTTGAGGTAACGTAATCCCCATCAAAGGTGCGGTGTACGTGACCATTCCTTCGGTTTCGCTGATCACCGTCAACTTGCCGCGCATCAAGAAAAACGGATGGTCAAACTTGTGAATTCGGCTGGTTATGATCGATCCAGCTGGAGCGAAAATCTCACGCACGTACAACCCATTCGGATAGACGTGTGTCAGCGGACACTCAACCTGCGGCTTGTCCGCAACAAATGCCTCCCATCGATCAAGGCGCTCATCGAACGAGATGTTGTCATCGGTCAGAAACTCCAACCAAGTGACAGGCTGCTTTTCGGCCACGACTGGAAGTTCGCACACCATCAGATGAACCCTCCGAAGATGTAACGCGACTTCGCACTGCCATAGGGCTGCACGTTGATCACGCTGCGCTCGTTGGGGCTGTAAGCCTCAAGCTCGTTGCGGAGCGATCGAAGGGCCAGCTGGATCTCGCGCTCGGCCTCGGTGTACTGATTACGATCCTCCTTCTGGATGGCGCGCATCATGTGCTTGATCGCCTGGATGTTCCCGATGAACAGCCAATCCGAATCAACCACGGCCGGGATGAACTCCAGACGCACAATGGCCTCGACGACCGTGTTGGTGCAGTTCGTGTCTGCTGGCACGCAGCCGTCGCCGTGATCGATGCACTCGTTGGCAGCAGCGGCATTGCATCCAGAGGTGCCACCACAAACCTCCGGCATGCCGATCAGGTAGGTGCGCCGGTACTGCGGGTTGTCCTCGCTCGGCCCCCAGATGGCGATCTGGGTTTCGACGTTCGGAGGGTCGATGTTGACAGAACGCACAACGACGCGCCCCTGTGTGTACGGTTTCTGGGCTCCGGTGAGTCCTGGCATCTTGAAGATGCTAGATGTCTCCACGTATGGAGTCGTGGTGATGTCCGGAAGCGTGACGTACTCGCCGAACACGTACTCGCCGCTGACTGGGTCAAACGTGCGAATCGGAATGCCGTTGGGATCTTCCCCTTGAAGCAGGATCCGTTTGCCGGCATCGGCCACCAGCGACGGGAAAACGCGCACCGTTGAGTTACCGGTGAAGTCGCGGTACTGCGTGACCATGCCGCGATCCAGCAGCTGGTCTTGCTCGCAGCCTTCGCGGCCGCAACCGGTGCGCGGTGCCCGCTCGTCGGTCTGGAACTCGTACCAGGCGTTTTGCACGGGGATGTTGTACCCGCACAGATTCATGGCCTCGATGGTCTTCACCTCGCGCGGCCAGGTGATGCACCCGGCGGTCACGCAGATGCGCAGCTTCTTGTAGGTGCCCCACCACTTGCCCATGTCGGCCAAACGCGCCTGGGCCTCGTTCAGCAACTGGACAAGCCGATCGTCGCAGGTCGCCAATCCGACAGACTGCGGGATCGTGGAGTTCTTGGCCTGGGCGAGGGTTTTTCTCATGGCGGCAGGTAAAGCGGATTCAAAGCAGTTACGTACACCTTCATGCTGTAGTCAGTCATTGGATTCAAAACTGGCAGCATTCCTGGGAAAATAATGCCGTTTTGATATGTGGCCTGCACGTAAACATTCGCGTTATCAACCAGGTATTTGAACGCCGGCAAATCAAGTGCTGGAAAAGGTGCGCCACCGAGTGCTGAAAAATTCAAACAGTCGATTTCATTGCCCTGAGGCCATACCCATCCAAAGCCTGAAACTGTGTTTGTAAAACCGGCCGGCGGACCCGCTACAGTTCTGACCAATACCGCCCGGACGGAAAACGGCATCAATGGAGCTAACGTGACCGGGTTTTTCAGGTTGTGCGGAAATGCTTGAAGAACTCCCGCTGCTGGAACTGGAACGAGTGGCGAGTCATACCACAAAAACTCTCTTAAGCTCTGCCTGCTTAAATCTCGCTTCTGCGTCAGTAGCTGGAAATTCACGCCATCGTACACGACCGATACGATTTGGCCCGCAAGGATATCGTTTGCCACCAGCGGTGCCGTCGCGTCCTTGGTTATCGTCTTGGCCCCTTTGCCATCGACGTTCAGCGTGCTGGCACCGGTGTTAACGTGGTTCGCAATGAACGTGTAAACCTGTCCAGTGCGATAGGCTGAAGCGGCGCTTGGGTACGGAGGCGAATTGCTCACCGCGTAGGCACTCGCCGCGCCCGTCGAGGTTCCCGCAAAGACCACCTCGCTCTGCATACGAACCCAGTCTGAATCACCCGCTGCAGATGAATACTTGAAGATTTCGACTGGGCGACCGCTCGCATCGGATCTGAACCAGTACAGTCCTACCGGACCAGGCGCAGTGGGTTGGTAAGCCCACTCAGCACCCGTATTCAGATTGCCGATCAGCGCGGCTGCGTAGGCGTCAAGGCGCTCCTGCTCGCTGGCGTAGCACGTCGGCGGCGGGAGAAGCCCGGCGGAGATGTCAATCGTTGGCATGGTTAGATGCGGTAAATGTAATCGTCAGGCTTGCACGGGCCGGGGTCGCATTGAAGGTCGAGACAACCCTCTGGGCAATCCAAATAGGTGGTCTGCTCCAGAGGTGCAACGCAACGCTCAGGCCGCCCTGCAAGGAAGCTGGGTCCGAACTTGCCGCCGTTGTTGACGAACAATTCGTTGCCTGAGAGGCGGCGCACCGTGTTGCACCGGATCTGAATGTTTTCGACATATCTGAAGAAATTGCCTGGTTCAGTTACCGTCGCGACATCAGGGCCAGCGTTGGCCACCTGGAACGTCGTAGTCGTCGGCATTCCGGTCACGATAAACTCGCCGTTGAACGTCGGATCCGTGAAGCCTTCGATCGTCACGTGATAACCCAGACTCATGTTGTGCGCCTTGGTCGTCGTGTAGGTCGCAGTTCCACCAGTCCGCGCGCGAGCCGACATCTTGATTTCCCATGGGAAATGGATGGGGTTGTTGATGCCAACAAATCCTCCAGCCGATGTGGCTCCTGGCCCGATATTGGCAACAGTGAACTGCGTCGAGTTTGGGACGGTAGCCACCGTGAACACGCCAGAAAACGTGCCATTGGCAGTCCCAGCAGTTGACACTTCAAATCCCGGCTGTAGTTCGTGATCCGATGCTGTAGTGAACGTGATTACGTTTGCGGCACGGGTCGCCGTGGTGATCGGAATCTGATAGTCGGTTGGATAGTACCATGCGCTCCGATTCACGTCGTGGTTGTTGATCACGAATACCGCGTCGAGGGGAGCGAATGCGGGCTGGTAATACCAACTGGCAGGCCCGGTCAGCAGGACATCGTTGTACTCGATCAGCATGTCCTTGTGAGCAGAGATAAGCGTCGAGTAGGTCTCGGGGTTTGATGAGCCAGGAATAGCCGCAATCATTGCGTACCAGTCCTGAACATTCAGCGCGATGAACGCTGACACGTTCTGGCCAGAATTATGATGCACGTGCGTTCCGTAATGGTGGTACGAATCCACGTACATGCAGGTGCCGGTGAATCCATCGAAGTTATTGTACCTGACTTCGCACCCGTTCGTTTCGCGCGGCGTAAATCCGTGAACCGGGCACTGCTGGTTGATCGGATTCGGGCCACCCTCGATGCGGTTGTTCTCAAAAACGCACTCCTTGGCGAAGATGCGAAGCGAACGGACCATGATCACCGAACCGTCGAGGTACAGGCCAGGCATTACGTCTGCGGCGACCTGGCTTACAGTGAAATTGTAGTCGTCAATCCGTGCCAGCACAGTAAACGTGCCGTTGAATGCGGCTACTGCTGGGATTGCCGGTGGGGATGGAGGAAATCCCAAGATTTTGATTACGTCACCAGCTTGCAGCGTGTGTTTTGATGCCGTCGTGTACGTAGCAACGTTTGCCTGACGCTTCACGACATTGATTCCAGCCTGAAGGGATGAATACCCGCCAATCGTGCATTGCGTATTGGCCTCAGAGGAACCTGGATACAACGTAGCCTGAACGGAGTTTCGCCCCTGATATCCGAATCGGTTCCGCCGTATCGTCGATCCCTTGGTCAATGTGTCTACAGTCGATGGAAGAAATGACTTCAGAACGAACGTTTCGGCATCGGCGATGCCAACGCCGTAGTCGTAGAACTCGCAGTCTTGAACCAGCGTGTTCTCACCGACCAGGTTGAGACCGGCAACAGTGAATGAAGAATTAACGCCGGCGTCCACCTGCGGTGTTAAGCCAATGTCTGGGGCAGCCCAAGACTTAGCAGTGTTGGACGACAACGAGTACGTGCCGGCGTCGGCAATCACGCCGGTATCAGGGCCAATGTTTGCCACCGTAAATTGAGTCAATGAGGGAGCGCCAGTCACCACAAACGTGCCATTCATGCTGGCATCTGTCAGCCCTGAGATGACCACAGCTTCGCCTCCTGTAAATCCATGAGGCCCTACGGTATCGTAGTATCCAACATTGGTTAGTCTCTCGTAGCCAACAATCTGAGTTGGCGAATAAAGGTAAGTACACACACCGACATCAACAACCACACCAGTATCAGGTCCGATATTTGAAACTGTAAATTGATTTGGCGCTGTAATGCTTGAGACAACAAACGTTCCGTTCATCGAAGCGTCAGCAAGCCCTGTGATCACTACGGTTTCACCTCCGACAAAATTATGATTTGCGCCTGTATCGTAAATGCCAACGTTTGTTAATCGTTCGTATGACGTAATTGCAACGGTTGGCAATGAGCGCAAGCAATAAACCTCTTGAGCCGACAGAAAACCAGCTACTGTAAATGTTCCGTTGTACGATGCGTCAGAGAAACCGGTTACTGTTATGCTATCACCAATCGTGTAGCCAAAATTGAATTGAGGATGTTTGGTGTAAATGTTGTATGCTGTCGGCGGTGGAGTGAACGATGTTCTACGCGCCGAAATAAAAGGGCATCTTAAATCTCGTTGAAAACTCAACGTGGTAATGTTGATGATTGATCCAAATCCATTAAACGTCTGGTCGTTGTTCGGTCCCGTTTTTACACCGTCAATGTACTGAGGTATTGCGCTTTGATTTGTTGGGGCAGGCAGCACCGCAGGCGAATACACCGTTGGAGTTGTTGATTCAATCAAAGCCGGATACTCAGTATTGTATGTGTTTATTCCAGATGTTCTTGATACTGATACAATCTTTATGTCGCGCGGCCCGTTATTCGTGTAATTTCCATCGAACGTAATGCCTTCGATCTTTAGGTTTTTGCAATTTGTAGCATCGACTGGTTTGCCTGGGTAGGCTCCTGGCGCTCCAACAACGCCGTTGCCAGCGTAGTTTCCAAGGCACTTCAGCATCTGAATGTTAAATCCAAAATTGTCGTTTCTTTTCGTTGATGCGTGATCTGCAAACCGCACTCTGGTTTTGCCAGCACCTTTTCCTGTGAACGCGATATTGTCCCTGATTAAGTATTGAAATGGGATGCCAGTAAAAGGATCCGGCACAATTCCAGCATAACCAAGAATTATGGAAGAATTGTAACCACCTCCAACCAAGTTAATCCAACCATCTTCAGCAACAAATGCACTGTCTGCACCTGGAACAACCGCCGTGAATTGAGTTGGAGACGCAACTGAATCTACCCTAAATCCGAACGGATACGGATAGTTAAAATATGGAGGTGGTAATTGATTGAAATTAAACGTCAAATCCGTGAATCCATACAGTGTTATTAACTCTCCAACAACCAATCCATGAGGAGTTGACGTGTTGAATGTAGCCACGTTGCTCAGCCGTGATCGATTGATGATTTTAACTCCAGGCGTTGCTCCAATCAGAAACGTGCCTTCTGGAAAATCGCATCGACCCGACTTCATCAAGCACAGGTTGATCGCCCACGCGCTGTTACGCAGTCCACAAGGATCCGCACCGTAATCGACTGGGTTTGAAGATGGCATTTTAGGCTGGGAGCGGACAGGCGACGCGAGAGAGGTCGCCGAAAATATCTTCCTGAAGGCGTTGACCAACCAGCGCCACGCGCTTGAGCCGGAACCGGCCGGTGTTGACGTAGCGGAGTTGGAACTCATAGCCATCGCGGGTGAATCCGCCGGTCTGTGTATCGCACTTGTCAGGCGGCTGCGGAAGCGCAATCCGAGAGCGCGCGGGAGGCTGGTAGTATTTCACCTCCTGGCAGTTGATCACCGCTGGCGGGCATGAAATCTCGCCAGGTTCGCAGTTGCGGTACTTAGCGCAGTCCTTGAACACGGCCCACGGCGACCAGCAATGGCTCTCATTGGCGCGGAAATAAACCTCCGACTCAATCTGGCCCATCACCTCGTCGTACCACTGCTCGGCGCTCATCAGGCGCTTCTTGTTGCCAGGTTCTGCAAACGTCATCGAGCGCGTCTCAACGATCCAGTCGATCGGAACGTCATCGAAACCATCAAAGTCGAACTGACCGTTCTTGGTGATCTCGTACAGGCCAATCTGATCCTGATTCAGCCCGAACACAAAGCAGCGATCGGCTTTCTGGATCCGGATCGTCAGCATCTGGAAGAGATCAATCCCGGTCCAAACGCCTTCCCATGCCGGCGCCAGCTTTCGGCCCATGCCAGAGACCAGGTCGAAGTCCAAAGCCACCATGCCGCGATGCACGATACCACGGCCGTTGACCTTCTGCGGCTGCGTGGTCATCAGCATCCGATTGTCGAAGTTCACCGCGCTGGCAGCGTAGAGGTAGAACTCGGTGTCGTAGGCAATCGCCCGCACCATCTGACGGCTGATAGGTGTGTTGCCCCATTCGGTGAAGTCGCGCCTGGCGTAGATCAACGATCGGATACCGTCCTGGGCGCGGAAGAACAGATCGCCATTCACCGGCACGATCGATTCGTGGTTGAACGACCCGAAGTTCAGCAGTGCAAACCGCTGGATCGGATAGGTCAGGTCTTTCCAAACATCACGGTCAACCGGTGCGCTGAATGCGTAGGTCGCCGTCGGCGTGAAAACCAGCAGGTCTCCATCACCCAACGAGGTATCCAGGTTGGCGGCAAACGCCAAGCCTGTGATGGGGCCGTTGCTGACCGCAAACGCACCACCCTCGGACAGGAACGTATTTTCGGTGAATCGAATCACCGAATTGCGACCGTAAACCGGATCTCCGTAGACCAGGTCGCCACCGTAGTATTCCGATCCCTTGGCAACCCAGAGGCGCCCCTTTCCGTAAGCCATTGGCCCACCGGTAGGAACCTCATCGCTGCCAGCACGCCGGAACGTGGTGCCGTCGTAGAGATACGGGGCATTCATCCCGTCCTGAATTACCAGCCAGTTTTCGGCCTGCTGGAAATAGACATGCGCTGCGTTGGGATCGTTGGAAACCAGCCAATATCCCGTGAACGCCGGACCCAGCAGAGGGCCAGCATCGATACCTGGGCTGTAGACCGTGAAGGTTGTCGGTGACGGCACCGTTTGGACGACAAAGTCGCCGAAAAACCCCTCTGGGTAGAGCGCGCCAACAGGGCGAGGAAGCCGCACAACCATGCCAGGAGAAATACCGTGCGGAGCGCTGCAAACGTAGGTCGCAACATTGGAAACACGACCACGACTAATAATCGGAATCGGGCCACCAACTGGAGTCCTATCGGTGACCTGAAACCCGTTGTTGATGTCGATCTGGAAGATTTTCCCGCCGATCGAAGCGAAGAGGTACGGGTCTCCGTTATCATTGACGTAAGCCCCGCAGCCCTGGAAATACCCGTCTCGGAAGGCGTCGGCCACTGCTTCGTTGTAGTAGACGCCGTTCGCAGGAGGTTCCGTATCAACGGGCAGATTGAGGCTCTTCACCCAAATCCCCGGACGGGCTTTTGGAAATCCCGCGCGCACGGTTGTATTCACCGCCCAGGCCAGCTGGTTAGCACCGATCAACGAGGGCGCGAAACCTGAATCCACGCCACCCTCGGTGGTGAGGAAGCCGTCAACGATGCGATCTTTTTCGACGACTGCCATGACACTTGCCCTGATTGAACGGTGGAAGCCATAATGGCGCAAGATGAATGACGAGTCCGACTACCTCGCAATCCCTTGGAAAACCAAGGACCGATTCCTGATCGAGGCGGAAATGGTCAAGCGAGGCGGATACTTCACCTACAAGAACGTGAAGTACGGACACGGGCCGTTCTACCACATGAAGGCTGCCATGACTGCGCTCTGGCCGCATTTCGACTGGCACGACTGGTCAAACCTCCTGATTCAGACGTTCTCGGAGAACAAGGAGATCGGCGTGATGGGTCCTGGCTCGTCCGGCAAGACCTACACCTCGGGCGGGTACGGCCTCTGCAAGTTCTACATCTGGCCTCAGAACACCTCGATCATCATGTCCTCGACGACGCGCGAGGGTCTCCAGCTGCGCATCTGGGGTGCGATCAAGGAGTTGCACAACCGCGCCAAGGAGCGCCGGCCGTGGCTGCCAGGCCGCGTGATCGAGAGCCGGTTTATCTTGACCAGCAGCGATGAAGAAGCCGAGGCGCAAGACTTCCGTGATGGCATCATCGGTGTCGCCTGCAAAGTCGGAGGAACGTTCGTCGGCCTGTCCAACTACGTCGGCCTCAAGAACGACCGTGTCGTGTTGATCGCGGACGAAGCGTCGCTGATGGGGCGTGGATTCCTGGACTCGGTCGCCAACCTCCGTAAGAACCCGGATTTCCAGCTGATCGCGATGGGTAACCCCAAGGACCGCAACGACGCTCTCGGGATCGTCTGCGAGCCGCATTCCAGCATTGGCGGCTGGGAAGGCCTGGAATACCTGGAGAAGACCCGCACCTGGAAAACGCGCGCCGGCGGAGGCGTGGCGGTGCAGCTGTGCGGGTACGACACTCCGAACGGGAAGTTCCCGAAAGGTATCAATCCGTACCGAGGCATCATCACCCCGGAGCAGATCCAGGCGGACCTCGATTACTACGGGCGCGACTCGTTGCAGTTTTCGATGATGAACCTGGGGCTCATGCCTCGGGACGGTGGCACCCGCCGGGTGGTCACCATGTCGCTGTGCGAGCAGAACCAGGCGTTCGACGACATTCGATGGATGGGCGCCGACAAGCAGACCCGCGTGCTGGGCATCGACGCGGCCTACTCAGGTGTTGGCGGTGACCGCTGCGTGATGACCGACCTGATCTACGGGCCCGACTCGGAAGGCAACGTGCGCATCGCGTTCGCCGAGCAGCCGGTGATCATCCCGGTGACGGCTGCCAAGGCCCAGCAGGCTGAGGAGCAGATCGCTGAGTACGTGCGGCTCTATGCCCAGCAGCGTGGTATTCCGGCGGAAAACGTCGGGTTCGACTCGACTGGACGTGGCACGCTGATGTCGGCGTTTGCTCGCCTGTGGTCCCCGACCGTGGTGCCCATTGAGTTCGGCGGCAAACCGCTCGACCGTCCGGTGCGCGACGGAGACGACAAGACCGAGCGCGAGACCTACGGCAAGATGGTGACAGCACTCTGGTACGCATCCCGGTTGCTCGTTGAGTCAAAGCAGCTGCGGAAGCTCCCGCGTGAGGTCGCCGAAGAAGGCGCCATGCGCGAGTGGGGCATCTCGCGTACCGGCCAGATCGACGTGGAACCCAAGAAGAAAACGAAGGAACGCATGGGGCGGTCTCCGGACTTGTGGGACTCGTTCGTCGTGGCGATCGAGATGGCGCGCCGAGTTGGTTTTCGTATTGCGGCCGGCAACAGTGTTGGTATTGTCAAGCGATCGACACCAAGGTGGCTGACACGTATGGCCGAAAAACGTCAGTCACTGGAACGCGAACATCAGCTGACCTACTCATAACATGGCCTCATTCAATCAAGTCACCCTGATCGGAAACCTCACCCGGGATCCGGAACTTAAACGCCTGCCAAAGGGAACCGCTGCCTGCCATTTTGCAATGGCGGTCAACCGCAAATGGAAGACCGACACCGGTGAGGAACGTGAAGAGGTTTACTTCGCCGACTGCAAATGTTTTGGACGGACGGCCGAGACGATCGCCCAATACGTGAAGAAAGGTTCACCGCTCTTCGTTCAAGGGCGCCTGACCAGGGAGGAATGGGAGGCCAAAGACGGCACGAAGAAAACGGCTACCCGAATCATGGTGGAATCGTTTCAATTCCTCGGAGGCAAGGATGCGGCTGCTCGGCCGCAGCAATCTGCGCCTGCACGAAAAACTGTTACCCAACTCGACCTCGACGATGAGCCTCCATTTTAACCGCGACATTTTCCCTCCCGGCGGCTGGCAGTATTACCAGCCAGAGACTAACTGGAGCCTTCCCAATCCGCTGAACTACAGCTTCACCGGTGCGGCGGAACTTATTCACAGTCATCGGGCAGCCAATGCTGCTCTTGCCGGCGGATCAACGCTGGCGAAGGCCATGGCCGACCTGGAGAACTACACTAGAACCCGTCTTGGACAGAATCAGGCCCCGCCAGCTACAGCAGCCTCCTATGAACAGCAGCCTATCTCAGGTTGTCGCACGTGCGGTCGAAAGGGTTAAGCGAACCGCCAGCGGAGCCCGTATCCTGGCCGAATGGCTGGGAGAGGGCGGCAAGCCGGTCGATCGCACGGTCGCCCAGGACCGCATCGACGTGTGCCTGAGATGCGTTCACAACAAGCCAACGCAGGCTGCTAGCATCGAAAAGACCGTCGCCGAGGCGATCATCGAGCAGGAGCAGGTGCGTAACGACATGTCCATGATCCTTTACGGGGAGGGCAATGCAGGCACCTGCGATGTATGCGGCTGCTACCTAAAGCTCAAGGTCTGGGTGCCAATCAAACACCTTGACAGTTCTGGTATGCCCGATTCCTGCTGGATTTCCCGCGAGAGCAAATCAGTCTAGGAACCGTATGAGCTTCAAGGATGCCAGCAAGGTCTGGAACGTCGTATCTGCCATGTTGCAGGCCGAGCAGCCCCGCGCTCGGAACCGCGCCCGAATAAACGCCGTGTTTAACGGCAACCCTCCATTCACGGAGGAGGAGGCGCGCGACAACAAGATCCAGACCAACGTCAACTTCCTGGAGGGCACCCGGATCATCCATGCCGCCCGCCAGCAGTTCACCAATGCGTTCCTGAAGCCGCAGAACTACTTTGCGGTCTCGCTCGACTACGGCCCCCGCGACAAGCGTACCCAGTGGGGGAACATCATCACCAAGAACATCAATAGGGCGATGAAGAAATCATCCCGCTATGTGAGTGTCTTGGAGGCTCAATTTGCCGCCACCGTGCTGCATGGCATCGGGCCGGTGACCTGGTTGCGTGATCGCGACTGGTGCCCGTCGGCTCGCGGCACCGAAGACGTGCTGGTTCCGTCGAACACGTACACGTCGATGGAGAACCTCACGCACTTCGCCATCTACACGTCGTTCACGGCCGCCGATCTGATCCGCATGACCCGGGGTGGGGAGGTGGACTCCGGTTGGAACATGCGCATGGTGAACGAACTGCTGGCCTACATGGCCAACATCGAGGCCACCACGATGCAGACCAACACGTGGAACCAGCAGTACTTCCCTGAGAAGGTTGAAGAGGACTTTAAGGAGAATACCGGCTACTGGGGATCCGACGCTGTCCCTGTCGTGCGCTGTTACGATTTCTATTTCCTGGACACCACCGGTGACAACCCGACCTGGCGCCGGCGCATCGTCGTTGACCAGTACAACTCTGGCGCCTGGGCAGTGAACACGGCCAACGAGTTCCTCTACGACGCCGGCGATCGCAGCTACGGCTCTGACATCTACCACCTGATGCACACGCAGTTCGCCGACGGCTGCGTGGTCCCCCCGTTCCGGTGGCACTCAGTGCGGTCCCTGGGCTACCTGCTGTACGCGGTCTGCCATCTCCAGAATCGGCTGCGCTGCAAATTCACGGACTCCGTTTTTGAGCAGATGCTCTGGCTATTCCGAAACGTTGCCGATGGCGACATGGAGCGGATGGAGAAGATCGACCTGTTCCACATGGGCGTGATCCCCGAGGGCCTGTCGTGGGTGCCGCAGTCCGAGCGCCATACGGTGGACTACACGATGCTTTCGGGCGCCATGGCCATGCACCGGCAGATCATGGCTGAGTCGAGCGCGGCCTACACTCAGGACGTGAACGACGGCACGTCAAAGGAACTGACAGCTACCGAGGTGATGGCTCGCGTGAACAACGCGAACGCGCTGATGGGTTCGATGCTCACCCGGGCTTACACCCAGCAGACGTTCCAGTACCGGGAGATCGCGCGCCGCTTCTGCGAGATCGATCACGCCGACTGCGTTGCGTTCCGCGATAAGTGCGAGTCCGAAGGCGTCGATCCGTCCGTCTGGCGGCACATCGCCGACTGGGACATCCAACCGGAGCGCGTCATGGGTTCCGGCAACAAGATGCTGGAGATCGCCCAGGCCGATCGCCTTATGACCATCCGCCCGCTGCTGGCACCGGACGCCCAGGCCGAGGTGGTTCACATGTACGTCGAGGCCAACACCGACGACCCGCTGCTGGCGAATCGGCTCGCGCCGGTGGACAACGTGCCGGTTTCCCCGGCCGTCGAGCGCGCGACGCTGGCCTGGGGCACGCTCATCGACGGTCAGAACGTTGTGCTGGCAACCCAGATCAACCGCAAGGATTACGTCCAGCAGTTGCTCACCATGCTTGGCCAAGCCATCGGCCGCATCGAACGCGAGCAAGGCGGCATGCCGACCATGGAACGTGTGCTTGGCCTGGCAAATGTCATCCAGCACATCCAGGAGCAGATCCAGATCATCGCGTCCGACCCTGGCAATGCCCAGATCGTGAAGGTCTACATGGATGGCATCGGTCAGGCCTCGAACTACATCAAGGGCTACGTGCAGCGTCTTCAGGAGCAGGCTGCGGCTCAGGCCGAGGCCGGCGCTGCTGGCAACGGCATGGACGCCGAGACGGCCGCCAAGATCCAGTCGATGATCATCACTGCGCAGTCCAAGGCGCAGATCGCGGCTGCCAATGCCGAGCAGAAGCGGGTCCAGAAGCAGGTCGCTTTCGAGCAGGATCAGCAGCGCAAGAACGCTTCGACGATCGCCGAGGCCCAGCGCAAGGGCGCCATGACTCGGGCTGATATCGCCGCCATGGATCTGAAGACCCAGGCGGACATTCTCAACCAATGAGATCCCTCACACCCAAGCAAGAGTTCCAGCGCGACAAGCAACGCCTCGCAGAGGTCAGTAAGCTGCTGGACGACGCCGCGTTTCAGGCTGCGCTATTGGCTGCCTACAACCAATTTTGTTGGTCGCTGCCCAGTTCCGAGAACCCGCAACACGGGTGGAATGCCAACTGTCGCCGTGCTGGCGCCAAGGCATTCATCGAGGAATTGATGGCGATCACCGAAACCCGAGTCGAAAAGCAACCCATCAGTCAAAACCTTGAATCCATCAACGACACCAACAGGCGCTGACGCACCTCCGCCGTCCGGCGCAGACTATTCCGACGCATTCGCTGGCATCGACGCCATCGTTGGCGACGGCCTTGGCGCTCCCGACGCAGCACCCGCACCGGCACCAACGCCAGCACCAGTTGCGCCTCCGCCTCCAGTTGCGCCTGAACCCGCTCCCGCTCCAGCGCCGACTGCCAAGAGCAACCCGGATGACCTACTGAACCTCGATCGGTTCACGCAGAAGCAGGAGCCAGTCGAGAAGCCGAAGGTCGAAGATGCACCGAAGCGCACCGAGAAAACCGATCCGTCCTCGCTGAAGCAGTTCCGCGAGCAGTACGAGATGACCAAGAAGGAGCGCGACGACCTGGCGAACAAGATTCAGGAGTTGGAGCGCGCCAAGGCGGACGGCACCCGCAAGGAGATCGAGGAAGCGACCAAGGCGCTCAAGGGAGAGATGGATGCGATCCGCGCCCGTGCCGAGGAACTCGACACCGAGGTTCGCTACCTGAACTACACGCGCAGCAGCGAGTACAAGGAGAAGTACGAGACTCCGCTTCGCAACGCCTGGAAGTCCGCTCTGGACGACATCGATGGCATCCGTGTCACCGAGGAAGATGGCACCGAGCGCGACGTGTCCCATGAGGACATCATGGCGATCCTGAACGTTCCGACCGCCAAGGCTGCGATCATGGCCCAGGAGATGTTCGGTGCCGCTGCGCCTGAACTCATGGCCCACCGCCGGCGTATCCTGGAACTCACCCAGGCCCGCGACGCCTCGATCAAGGAATGGAAGGAGAAGGGCGCCCAGCGCGAGGTCGAAAAGTCGAAGCAGCTGGAAGGTCGCCAGAGTCGATCACGCGAGTTGTTCGACTCGTCCATCAAGGACTACGAGACCCGCCACGCTCAGTTGTTCGCCAAGGAAGATGGAGACGATGATGGCAACAAGCTGCTGGATGAAGGCGACCAACTGATCCGCATCGCCATGCGCGGAGAGGGCGTCGATGCCGACCTGGGCTACGACGACAAGGTTGACCTGATCACCAAGGCTCAGGCCCAGGTGGCGCTTCGTGCGCGCGCCTACGGCCGGGAGCGGCTCAGGAACATCAAGCTCCAGCAGCGCATCGCTGAACTGGAGAAGAAGGTGGGCAAGGTACGCGCGTCTGAACCCGGCCAGGGCGGCGGCGTTGCGGAGTCCGGACGGTCGGCTCCGAAGAATCCTGAAGACGCGATCGACGAGATCCAGGGAAGCGGCTGGTAACTACCAGCTTTTGCATGCCCACCAGCGTGCTTTCAGCTTACTACCGGGCTCGCTGCAACCGTGGCGGGCCCGGAAACTTTTTCGGTGCTTGGGGAGGTGCTTCTTGATGGTCATCTTGGGGTCGCCAAACCTCACGAGACGCACCTTGCCATCCTCCTTCGCCAGCACAGCGGACTTCTTCGATGCACCGGGAGTTGCCTTGGGCTTGTTGTAGCCCGCAAATTTCTGACCTCGGTAGGTGATCATTTGCGTTTCGGCAATGCGTACCAGCCGGCTGGAATCTCAATCTTCGACGGATAACCCGTCATGTTACCCTGTGCGTCGAACGCATAGACCTTCGCCTTCACAGGGTAGGCGAGCATGACCGGATCACCGTCTGGCACCAGAATCACCCGAGTCCTTTGGCAACCCATGCAGACCAGCAATCCGGCCATGCAAATTGTCCTTGAGATCCTTTGGTGCATTGCCATCAACGATCTTTGGCGCGGGCGCCTCCCGAATGAAATCGAGAAACGCCCGCACCAGTTGGTAGATCCAGTTCACGCGGCGGGAGCAGCGGGAGGAGTCGGAGGGGTTTTCTTGTTCTTCCAGACGGACCACGCGACACCGAGAACGGTGATCACGGCGCCGGCCAGTTCGTTTGCCTGGTCAACGGAGACGAGACCCTTGGCGACCAGGAAACCGCCGCCAAAGCTCAGGCCATGGCGGACGATGGATTTAATCGATTCGTTCATCTTGGAGAGTTATTTCAGTCCGATTCTGCCCAGAAACTGAGCTAGCACAACCAAAACACCAAGACCACCGAAGAGCTTCCACTGGAACTGCTTCAGCCCTTCCAGGGTGGCTTTGATGCCGTGGATGTCGGACACGATGCCCGCGTCGCGATCGCCGATGATGGTTTCGATTTTCACGATGCGTATCTCCAGGTTGCCCAAACGGGCTTCCAGGTTATTCGGGTTTGGGTTGGTCTCCATTGGGCTGTTTTACTCCAGCTGCCGCAGCCGCGATCTTGTCCTGGAGAGGCACGCCAACACGGGCGGCCTGGCTTCCAACGGACTTGATCGCAAGCTCGATCAGCTGAACAAGGTTTTGGGCTTCGATTTCGGTGATTTCAAGGTTGATCATGCGCGGTCAGCGTATGTCAGTTGCTAGCATCCTGCAAGACCGCAGGAGCGGGCGGCTCGCTCAAGTCCGGCGCGGGAGGAGCGATCACCGGAGCCTGGATGGTGGTGCCATCGACAACAGCGTCGCCCCACGGCAGCGGCGGAGCGATGATCGGCGGGTTGATCTGGTCGTTGATCTGCTGCGTCACGTTCGCCTCAATCGCGCTCTGATCGACGCCATTGGCATAGCACCATCCGAGGACTTGCGCTTCGGTCAGATCAGGATATGGCGTGAAGTTTTCGGTCGGCGGCTGGAACGACGCGCTGCCGTAGCAGGTGCCGCTGTAGGTCTTTTCGTCGTCGCCGGTGCCGGTGGTTTCGGTGCCGTTGCAACGCCAGTCGGCGGTAATCACAACGTCCGTGAGACTGCCTTCGG